TTAAATGGGAGAGCATTAAGGATATCCACGCTCTCACGTGCTTTACTGTAGTTTTCTTTTACTACTTTGTACCCTTCATCATCTTTATAGAGTGATACAGTAGCACCGGAATGACCTTTAAGCTGCTTTACTAAGCGCATTATCTAATACGTCTCTCAATTTATTTAAATCAACTCGCATATGTGAGTTTTTCGGTTTTGGTCTTTCTTCTGGCATGTCTAGAGTCTCAGCTTCAAATGTATGCCAATTTAAATCACAAGGAATAGCAATATTATTCCACCCACATTCTTCTCCTACTTCAAACGAATGATTAAAATCAATAACTGTAGAGCCTGGTTTCATAGCATGTGTGTGAGTAAGACCAGCACCTGTTGGACTAACAACCACATCAGCAGTAGCAAACATATTTAATTTTTCTTGAAGTGACATTCCTGCCATAGAATTTTCTTTATGAGTATTCATTGGAAAGAAATTATACTCATTTACTAACATATCGATTACTTCAGCTTCGTTTTTTACATTGCGAGCTACAGCATCGTTACGTGAAAGGTAAATACGTTTAGGACCGTCAATCTCTTTACCTACTAAATTATCTCTAAGAAATTCTACAGCCCAAGTAGCTGCTTTACCTCTATATGAGATAGCTGGATATGTTGCAACATGAATTTTCTTACAATTAATAGAAATAGGAGTATCTAATTGTACTACTCTTTTCTTAATATCAGGAAAGAAATCTAAACTATCTAACTGCCATTGAGTGAGAACATTTGTAAAAATTACACATTCTTTTTTACGAAATGCTTCAATAAGTGGAAGATCTTCTAGGAACCAATGCCAGTATTGACTAATGTTAAACCAAGTAAAACATTCTTCAACCACTTTAGAGTTCATTTGGTGAATATATTCTAGATCAATTTTAAACTCACCACGAGCATTAGACCAGAAAGGACTTTTGGTTCTAAAGTTATTAGCATCTTTGGTAAATCGTTCGTGATAGAATTTACCATCCTTAACTACCCCGGCTAAACCGTGCTCCCAAGACCCGCTTAACGCTGTTGCATTTTCAAACGTAACTATTTCGCAAGAAGGAGCTCTATATTTAAACTCTCTTCCACTAATAGCATACTCTCTATAATTGGATTTTTTTACTAACTCGCCATCAGGAGTAGGTGCTTCATGAACAATCATCTCGTAAAGTACTCACATGTTTCGAATGAATTTTACAACCTATAAATTCATTGTAGTATTCGTCTTTTAATAAGACATCATTTTCAAATTGAAGCTTAGCTTCAAAGTATGTACATTCGCCTTTCGTTTTACATAGGCGAAGTATCTCACGACTAAATCTTTCACGACCAGATTCTTCTACCAATGACTTTACTTCGTCACTAGAACCAAAATAATCTTGCCAGTCAGATTCAGATCTAACAATTCTTTTTCTTGTTTTACCTTTTAATGGAGGTCTCTTTCGAGTATTCCAAAACCATTTTTTACCAATATATTTCTTACCATTATCTAAATCAGTTACTTCATAAACAAAACCAAAATTGTCGTCAATCATATCGGAGGTAAATTCCTTACCTTCGTATATCCACATTAATCATCTTCATCAAAATCTAATTCTTCTTGATATTCATCTTCAATATCATAAGTATCTAGCTCGTTTCCGCAGAACGGGCAAAATGCTATTTCTTCCATAATATCTTCTTCTACATATGTAACGGTATACTCAGCACCACACCCGTCACATAAAAACTCTTCTACTGTTTTTCTGCTCATATATTATTATAACCCCTTGTGTTGATTAACACGCTTTCTTAAGGATGATGAACTAAAGCGATGATCTCGCTTGTTAAAATATAACTCTATACCTCTACGTCTACAAACATCTTTGCCTGTAAAATCTTTTTGTTTATACTCTTCACCAAGTATCCGCACATTAATAGGTAAAATTTCAAGTATATCATTTAAATCACTTTCTGATTCATATGGTATAATTTCGTCAACATACTTTACTGCTGCTAGCTGTATATATCTTTCTACTAAAGTCTGAACTGGAGAGTTTTTAGTTTCACGATCAATTGCAGGATCAACTTGTAAACCGCAAATTAAATGATCGCATTGAGATTTAGCATCTCGTAACATTTGAATATGCCCGGCATGAAGTAAATCAAATGCCGAGCAAGTAAAACCAATCTTCATAACAAAAACCTATTTTATAGTGACCACCCTGTGCCGTTATATCCTGTCTCTTCTATATATGAAGTAAGCTTTTCATAACCACCAATCTTATCTCCACCTACTTTAATCTGTGGAAACGTACGAGCTCCTGGAAACTCTTCTAAAACATCATCACGTGAAAAATCAATATCTAGCTGTTTATAGATATAATCTAAATTTCTAGTTTCACATAATAGTTTTGCTGACATGCAACTTGGACAGTTTGCCTTACCCCATATTTCGATCATAGACTTAACCCCTGGAAAGTGTTTTCGTTTACATCTTTCTTCACCCCACCAATAACATAAGATGTGATTTCTGTTTCTTGAGGAGCAACTTGCACCTCTCCACCCGCAATCCATTTTTGAGTCCAAGGTAGTGGGTTCGCCTGCGGTACTTTATAAGGACAATCGATTCCTGCTTTACGCATACGACGAGCAGCAATCCATTCAACGTATTGTTTTAATAGTTCAGCGTTAAGACCAATCATAGAACCATCTTTAAATAGATAGTCAGCCCATTCTTTTTCTTGATCTACAGCCTTAATAAACATTGCTCGTACATCTTCAGCACATTCAGCTTCGATCTTTTTAAAGTCTTTATCATGCTCAGGAAGTAGTTTAAGCATATGTTGAGTAGATGCTAAGTGAAGATTTTCATCTCGCGCAATAAGCTTAATAATCTTCGCATTACCTTCCATTTTTTTGAGTTCTGCGAATGCCCAGGAGCAGGCAAACGAGACATAGAATCGAATTCCTTCCAATGCATTGACTGAGTTGATTGCCATCCAGATCTTTTTCTTGAGATTATACTTGCTGACGTGAATGACCTTCCCATTGATCTCATGCTTACCTTCTCCTAATAGGTTATACCAAGAACCAAGTTCAATGAGATCATCATAGTACTTAGAAATATCTTCAGCACAATCTACAATCTCTTTAATATTAAGAAGCTCATCAAACACTTTCGAAGGGTCTGAATAAACGTTTCGAATAAGGTGAGTATAAGAACGACTATGAATTGTTTCACTAAACGACCAAGTCTCAATCCAAGTTTCAAGCTCTGGAATAGAAACTACAGGTAGAAATGAAACGCTTGGAGCACGACCCTGCACACTATCTAGCAAGATTTGACGCTTAAGATTTGAAGTAAAGATATGTTGTTCATGAGCTGTAAGATCTCTAAAATCTTTACTATCACGAGATACATCAATCTCTTCCGGGCGCCAAAAGAAACCTAACTGCTTATCAGTTAGCTTCTCAAAGATTGGGTGTTTCTGTTTATCGAAACGAGCGATAGTAACGCCTCCACTATCATCTAGGAAGGCGTCATTCTCTACTTGGTCTTTTTTATTCGTCTGGTCAAAAACTGACTGCATATTATCTCCTAAATTACACAGCTTTCACATGCTTCATCGCTAATATCTGACTGAGCTAACTCAGGTAGTTTAACCTCATCCATGTCGTCTGTAGCGCCATCATATGTATTAAAATAATATAATTGCTTACCACCATACTTGTAGAACATAATCATATGGCGAAGCATTTCACTTAGAGGAATCTTTTCATCTTCATAATGCTGAGGGTTATATGATGTGTTAACAGAAATACCTTGATCAATATACTTCTGTAAAACAGCCATAATTTTCAAATAACCTTCAGGAGATTTTTGATCCCAAAGTAACTCATACTTATTTTTAAGATTACGATATTCAGGAACAACTTGCTTCAGAACACCGTCTTTAGATTGCTTAACAGATACGTAGCTACGTGGTGGCTCAATACCGTTAGTAGCGTTACTTATCTGACTAGAAGTTTCGGAAGGCATAAGAGCCATAAGAGTAGAGTTACGAATACCAGTTTCTTTTAACTGTTCTCTCAAACCATTCCAATCCATAGTATAGACTCTTTTGACTAATTCATCAACTTCTTTTTTGTATGTATCAATAGGTACAATACCTTGGCCGTACTTAGACTCATCAATAAGAGGTATATTACCTTTTTGCACAGCAAGATCAGCTGATGCTTTTAGTAGATAATATGACCATGCTTCTGCATACTCATCAATAAGCTCAAGGTTAGGGTCAGTATAGTTTGTATTATGCTTTGCAAGCCAGTAAGCAAAGTTAATAATACCAATACCTAGCGGTCTACGGTTCTTCGTTGAGAGCTCTGCAGCAAGTACGGGATATTCTTGGTAGTCGAGAAGTTCATCGAGCGCACGGACTGCAAGTTCGCATGGCCGTTTAAAGTCTTCTGGGCTTTTAATGTTGCCCCAGTTAATGGCTGCAAGAGTGCACAAACTGATTTCGCCTTGGTCATCGTCAAATCTCGTTAATGGTTTAGTTGGAAGGTCAATTTCACAGCAAAGGTTAGATTGTTTAATAGGAGCTTTCTCTTTAATGAACGCACCATGATCATTAGCATGATCGACATTCATTAAATATATACGTCCAGTATCCTTCCTTTCCTGCATGAATGCTGAGAATAAGTCTTGTGCTTTAATCGTCTTTTTTCTGATTCGATTATTTCTCTCTGCTCGTTCATAGAGCTCTTTGAACTTTTCTGTATCTGAGAAAAAGGCGTCATAGAGCCCGGGGACGTCTGAGGGCGAGAAGAGTGTAATGTCACCTCCGGCCAAAAGACGTTCGTAGAAGACCTTATTGAACTGTACGCCATAATCTAAATGCCTTACTCTGTTATCTTCAGTGCCTTTGTTATTTTTGAGAACCAACATGTCCTCGATTTCGAGATGCCAGATAGGATAGTATAAGGTAGCGGCACCTCCCCTAACGCCTCCTTGAGAGCAGGACTTAACAGAGGATTGGAATAATTTGTAAAACGGGATAACACCTGTGTGCGTAGCGTGTCCTCCGTTAATAGGGCTACCGAGCGCACGTATTGATCCAGCACCGATTCCAATTCCAGCTTTTTTTGAGACATATTTGACAATTGCTGCTGATGTTGCATTTATTGAGTCCAGAGAGTCATCAGACTCGATGAGCACACAACTACTAAACTGGCGTACACTGGTTCGAACGCCGGACATAACAGGTGTGGGTAGCGAGATATCAAAGTTTGAAATTGCATTATAAAACTCCTTAACGTACTTTAAGCGTTCTAGACCATGATATTTATGAAAGAGGGTAGCAGAAATCAACATATACGCCATCTGAGGTGTTTCGAAGATCTCTTTTGTCGCTCTATTTTGTACTAGATACTTGCCACGAAACTGCTCCATAGCAGCATATGTAAGATTATCATCACGTGAATGATCGATTACTTTATCAAAAAAGCCCCACTCTTCTTCCGAATACCATTCAAGAAGCTTCTCATCATAGAAGCCTTTTTCTACTACTTTTTTAATATGATCAAACAAACAAATCGGTTCATAATTGCCATATACTTGCTTACGCAGATGATAGTTAATTAAACGACCTGCTACAAACTGATAGTTAGGAGTCTCTTCAGAGATGAGATCAGCAGCTGCTTTAATTAAAGTTTCTTGAATATCTGTAGAGCTAATATTATTATAAAACTGTACGTGAGATTTGATTTCGATTTCAGACTGAGATACACCTGTAATATTTTCACAAGCCCAGCTGACAACTTTATGGAACTTGTCAAGTTCAAGAGCTTCTTTTTTACCGTCTCTTTTAACTACTAAAATATCTGGTGCCATATTTATTCCTCTGCTACGAAATCATCAACCATAGGAAAAATTCGCGAAATGGCATTTGCGATCTCCTTGGCGATTAAAATGTGTTCTTTTTGTGTACCGTTACCTGAACGTAATTCTATATAGTGAATCCATGAACGAAGAGATCCTTGCATGTAAAGACGCGATACAGTATTGCCTTCTGGTAGCACAGCACGTGCTTGTTCTTTCGCAATGCCGTTTTCAACAGCCCATTTATAAGCCAATCTACACTCGTGAATAATTTGTTGTTGTTTTGCAATCCACATCTTCTTTAACATTTCATCATCAGTCTCAATACTATTCTGACGATTTTTTGTATCTTGTAATCTTGCTTCACGAACTACAAAGTCTAGATCTTCTGTAGGGTCTGCATAACGTTGGCTAAACTCTTGAAATGCAAACGAGCGATGACGAAGCATTTGTCGAGCAATATCACGTGTAGTTTCAATTTCTAATGTTGCACTAGCCATTTCAAATGGTGACCAGTGCTTTTCTCTAATAAGATAGTCTAAAAGCTTTTTTGATGTTGAAGTTTTAAATTGGTTATTAGGGTTTGATACTCGCGCACAGTACGCAATAAGGTCTTGAATATTATCTAGAGGACCATTTGCTTCACCTGAGTAAAGACGATGAGGTTGAGTCCATGCAATCAGTTTAGCTTTCATACTTTTTTCCACTTTGTAAATTGTAACTTCAATTCTAATCCGCTGAAGGTAGAGGTACTTATAACTTGGTTTATATCGAAACCCGCGAGAACCATGTCGTTAATATCTTTTTCTAAAATATTTTCAGGCCAGATTACCATACGTGCGCCACCTTCAATTGCACGATTTATAATTTTTACTAGTTCTTTATTTCGAGGCTGATTATCAAATATAAACACTAATCGTTCAAAAGGCAAGAGATTACTGACTTGTTTAAGATCAGTATTGCCAACAGCCACAGCATTATCTAAGAATAGACTATCAAGAGGTCCTTCTGTTACGTAAATATCTTTAGTAATATCTACTTTATCAAGACCGTACACCATAGGTTTATCTTCGTTGACACGTATTGTAACATAGCGGAGCCTTTCGTCTCCCAATGCTCTACACGTAACACCTACTAACTTACTATCTCTATCATAGAATGGGAGCACTAAGCGAGCTTCATTGCCAATGATACGATCTTTGTATTTGTCTGAGAGTTGTTCTATCTTTTCTATGTTATCTATATAGTAAAGTTCATCCCATCGAGACTCAGGAATCTTACGATCTTGTAAATATTTTTCTGCTGGAGTACCTTTTACTGGATCAAGAAGTTCATCTAAAAGACTCTTCTTCTTAAACTTAGGTTCAAAGTCCATAAGAGTAGCGACATTAGTATGTGATTGTCTAACGTTACCTTCTTTATATCTTTCCATTACATATTGATTATAGAGAGTTGGGTCTATTTCTTTCATAAGATTGCCAAGAGTAGCACCCATACCACAGTTATGACATTTATAAAACAAACCGCCCTTACGCGAGAATACATATCCTCGAGCTTTGTGTCTATTTTTCTTGGAATCTCCGCAGACTGGACAACGAAAGTTTGCTGTAAAAGGACTATTCGTTTTTACTTTATATCGATCCAGTCGCGGAGAGAGAAGATTGATATATTTAACATCAATATATTCAGACATAATATAACTCTATTCATCAAACGCTACACGTTGATTATAGTATAAGTTTCACAGGAAGTCAACTAAAAAATTTATCTAATATTTCTGATTGTGATATAAGAAAACCAATAACTAATGCAGCACCGGATACAACCCATCGCCACATTTCTAAATTTTTTAAACGCTCATTCATATCTTTATGAAACGCAGCATCACGCTCTTTGAGATCTTTTATCTCAGCCATAATATCTTTCATAGCAGCTGCTAGATCTTGATCAAATTCGTCTCTCATTTTGCCCACTCGTTGATGAAGAGTCTCGTATTGCTCTCTAGCTTCCTTACGTCTATCTTCGATCAGTGTAAATAATTCCTTATCTATTTGATCATGATATTCTAATCTATTTTCATGAACAGCAATCATACGGTCAAGACTAGAAGCTACTGCAGATAACTTATCTATAGCTATATCTAGTTTACCAGTAATAGTAGAAAGCTGCTCAAAATCTCTCTTGAGCAGCTCTACTTCTGTTTTTATTTGCTGTTCATCAGCCATAATGCTTAGTAAGTACCACCCGAATCTGAATTATCAGATGAGTTTGACTTTCCTTTTGTATAAGCTTGAGCACCGAAGAATGCAGCAACTAAACCTGCAATAGCGACAAAGTATGTTGGTGCAATATCACCGATGATTTGCGCTGCACTGCTTAATCCAAACCAGGATGTAACAAGTATTGTAGCTGGATATAATAGCATGCCCCAGAGAGCAAACCAAGCCATAGCGCGAATTTGATCTTCTTTTTTATCTTCATTTTCTTGCATTTTGCGCTTATGTTCAAAAGCGGCTATTTCTTTTGCACGAGCCATTTCTTCGTCAGTAATAACTCCATCACCGTCTGCGTCTAAGTGTGCAAATATAGAATCTTTTTGCAGTGTTTTTGCTGCTGCCATAGTACTTCCCCTCTTTATTATTATTGTTATTGGGCGTCAGTACTATTTATTTCTTCTGGATCTTCGGTAATTGCTTTTTCGTAGTATACAATAATTTCTTTTTGCTGAAGAATATATCTTCTTAAATCTTGCATACCAACTGCTAAGTTTTCATATCCTCTAGGTGTTACAGCCATATAGAC